TTTTGAAAAAAGTTAGAAGAATTTTGCCTTGAATGTCATGCGGTAGGCGCGGTGCGCCGTGCGAAGAGCATGACGTGACTTTCCGGTTTCGCTCGTCGGACTGCCTTTAATTCGAATTTTCAACACTTTGTGGAAAATTCATGCTTTTCAACATTTTCAACATACTTTTCAACATCATTATACGCAATAGATTTTAGTCTGGTAAAGTGTTTCAACATTTCAACAAGTTTTCAACAAACTTTTCAACAATGAAATATGCTTATTTTTTACGATGTTATGTTTCAAATTTATGGTTTTCAACTTTTCCACAGCCCCTACTACTACGGCTACAACAAGTTATATATATATAATAAGCGAAAATAAATAGTGGGCCTAATCCTCTTCTTGATAGGATTAGGCCCACCGACACCATCAGAGAATTCCTCTTGCTTTACTAAAGCGTTCTCTGAGATTCTTTTCTTTAATTTTCCCTTGCTGTTCTATGGTTACGTCTGTGTTTGACATTTTTACTTTAAGTGCATTTATTGCGCTTGACTGCCTTTTTTCTTTGACTTCCCATAGCCTTTTAGGGTTCTCAACTTCTTGCATCTTATCAAAGTACCTAGGAATGGGCCTTTTTTTGCCGTTAAAGTATAACCCATCGTCTTTGTACATTTGCTCTTTGTGCTCTTGGTAGTAGTCGTATCCTAGACCCGGATTTCGTGACATGCAGCAGTAAGGCGCTGGTAGTCCTAGCTCATTGTATCGTTTTGCGTCGTTGCCGTAGGCTTTTTTTGTCACATATCCCGCTACATACGCCATTGTTTCCGGTGACGCCTCTGCAATTATCACATTGCCCATTCCCCAGATTCTATTTATTGTTTCGCTCTCAAAGTATGGATTATTGCCTCTTTTTTTCTTGAGGTCTGGTATTTCTAACCCATAATAGATTGCATGGTGATGCGGTCTGCCTGTGGTTTCGCCGTATTCGCCGCAATAAAAATATCTGAGGTCTGTACCCCATTTATCGGACATTTCTTGCTTTTTTCGGAGTCTCTTGTTAAAAAGTACCATGTCCTCTTGCAATAGGATTTGCACAACTTCTGGCGCGTCTCCCGTTGTCCACTGGTGTACTGCTCCACGTATAAGTTCGCCTGTTGCTCTTATCATTCCCGGCACATATTCTTGATTCCATGTAAGAGTAAAAAACCATGCTGGTGTGAGTGTTTTTGACTCCATCAACATTCTGGTTTCCCAGTCTTGCCGCTGTCTGAGTCTGCATCCCAGACACTTGCCGCATGGTAGTAGCATGACGTCTTTTCTATATGCTAGGCTTTCGTATGTTGCCTTTGGATTATGCGTTCTTTCCCTGTATTTTTCTAGGGTCATGATTGATCCTGTTATGTTATGGTCGTTTGGGTTGTATACTCTGATAAGTGGTCTTTCACAGCTCATTTAAAACTGCCTCCTTTGCTTCCGCCGAAGCCCTGTTTATCTTTTTTGCCGCCTCCAGCTGCTGTGCTTTTGCCGCTGTTGTTGTTTTGGTTGAGCCATCCGGTCAAGTCCGGGAAGTCCGTCTGATAACTGTTGTAGCCGCTGCTGTGTTGCTCTCCGTGTGAGTCTGTCCATGACCAGCTTTCGGCCTTTTGGCGGCTATAGTTTGCCATTGTGCCGGAGATTGTCGGCATACTTGCCGACTGCGTTCCAACGCTTGGTGCGCTCATGCTGCTTTGCCCGATTGTTCCGTGTGCGCCTGTCGGAGTGCTTGCGCCGCCTTGTGCGTAGGCCAGTATGGGATTAAGTCCTGCTTTTTCCATGTCGGCCATTGCCCTCTGATAGCTTGTGTTACTCATTCGCTCCTGCCATGCCCGGTTTGCTGCTGCCTCAGCTGAGTTGTAGGACATTGCTGCATCCTGCTGGATGCGGTTATAAATGCCCTGCTGGATGGCTCCTAAGGTGTTTAAGCCTAGTGCCGTGAGACTGTTTTTGTTGTTTTGTAGGCTTTGCATGCCCTGTGCTTGCTGGCTCTGTCCTAAGAAGTATTTGGCTAGGTCTTTTGTTTGGTCAACATTTACGCCGCTTTCGCCGGTCATGGTTGAGCCGCTTGCGCCTTGGCTTGTCTGGTATCCACTTGAGCTTGTTGCTCCGCTACCCGATGTGCCTTTGAGCGCGTTAAAGATGCCTGCTCCAGCGTTTATAAGACTGCTTACGCCGCCCAGTACTTTTGCACCTGTTGATAAGGCTCCTAAAAAGGCTGGTAATGCCATTTTCAAAAATAGCCGGGGTTTTGTCCCCGGCTGTCTCCTTTCTTTAGTGATGGTCGATGAGGCCGGGAATGCTGTATACCGGCATACACCGCGTTGTTTTGTTCATAAAGTAGAAGTCTGCAATAAAGTCCGGCTGAGACTGTACCGCAAGAGTCCGCTTCATTTCGGTGTCGGTCTGCTCCATCCATGCCGTACTTAGCGTGGGCAGTGCGTTGTAATCTTGTGCATAGTGCCATGCATCGAGACTCTGTTGTGCGTTGCTCCGGAAAAGTGCTGTTACTTTGCTGGGCTTGTATCTGTAATCGGCCCAAGCCTCTTGGTAGCCGAACGCTTCTTCATCTGTCGTGTTGCCCTGTGCATAGATTTCTTTATTGAGGATGGCTTGTTCGCCGATGTTTGCCAGTACTGGCCAGTAGTAATCATACCGGCCTTTGCGGCTCCACATGCGCTCGATACCCTGTTGATAGGTCTGGTCGGTTCGTACCACTGCGAGCCCCATGATAAATCCGTGTTCCGTAAAGGACTTGGTAAACATGGGTTTGTTCATGGTGGTAACACTTAGCGCCGCTGTGTTGCCCAGCGGACTCGTGTCGTCGCTCGAAGAGGTCTGAATAACCTGAGACACGTTGATAGGCAGTCTGTAGCCGCCCAGATATTCCGGAATCTGCATACGAGAGTCAGGAGAGATAACCCCGAAGTGCTCGCGCAGTACCTCGCGGTATCTCGTGCCGCCTCGTGCGTCTTTTTCCAGCAGCTTTTGAATCTGGAAAGCCTGCCGAAGCTGGTTGATGGTCGCTGCGGTTACGCTGCTCATATCTGCCGCCAGCACTCCCGGCTTCACAGGCGAGTCGTACAGAATGTAGTTGCTATAACCTTCCGGACTAGTGAGTGTGTTTCCCAGCTGCGGCTTGGTGATTGATTCACCGTATTTTTTCGTCGGCGCGTCCGGGTGTGTCTTGTCGTATTCGTATACGGCAACTCTTGCACTTCCGGTCAGCGGAATAGTAATCGGTTCGCCTTTCTGCGGCTCCGGCAAAGCTCCGGTGTAGTAGTCAAACACTTTCGCCGCCTTGAGAGGCTTTGCTAACGTGATAGCGCTGTCGTTGGTGGCGCTGCCGTCGTTTTTGCCGGTCGTCGTTGCGTCCGTCACCTCTACAAGTGTCGGCTGTGTGACGTTTTGGTTTCTGAACCATTCGTTGTAGATTAGTCCGTATGCCCGCCCAGGCAGAGCGCTTACGCTGATGCCTTCAACTTTGGTAGGCAGCCCCAGATAGTCCGCCAGCGTACCTTCTTCCCATCCGCCTGCTGGTGCTGTCACCTGTGGCACACTGTATTCTGTCTTAGGTGTCCATGCGGTTTCCTTGTTCTCACCCATAAACTCCTTCCAGTGCTCCCAGAGCAGGCGGTTAGGCACGAAGAAAAAGTAGAAGTCACAAAAGGCGTTGTCCATCACAGGAAAGATGGGTGTTGCCATTCGCATCACGCAGGCAACGTCTACTTGGTGCGTATCGCCCGGCAACACCTCATCTAGATAGATTGGGATGAGGTCACCCGTGTTGAAGGTCGTTTTGTTGTCGTTGTTGCGCTGGAATCGGCTGCGGCTTACTCCGACCTGCGGATTCTGTGCAAAGTTGTATTCACTGTTGCGGTTCATTCTTTCACCTCACTTTTTTCAGCCGGTTTTTCTGCCTCAGCTTTCTTCTTTGCTATGCCCATTTTGTCTGCCCATTCTTGGGTTCCATATGCCATGATGTATTTTTCTACATCGTTGTCCCACTTGTTTTTGACTTCGATGGGCAGCTTGTCAAACTCTGCTTCCGCGTCCTTGATGCGTCCATACCACTCGTGGTAGTTTGTCGGCGCTTCTGAAATGTCGACCATCGTCTCGCTGGTCTGCCAGTCCTGACTGCCTAGTGCAGTCGGGTCGTATGTTGCCCGCTTGATGATGTTTTCGATTTTGGTCTCATCCAGACGGCTCTGAATGAGTGCATAGACGTCTGTTTCGCCGGTTTTTACCAGCTCCCGGCCTTCGTCCGTTACCTTGTACTCATACTCAGGTTCACGGCCGTTGCCGGTCAGGCTCGTATGCCTTACCTGCCCGCTGTATGCGCTCCGAAACTTACTCATTTGGTTTGCCCTCACATACGCACATGTTGGTGTTATCGATGATTTCGCCGGTCTCATCCTCCATGGTGCAGATGTAGTGCAGCCGGAAATCTTCCGGCTTGACGCTGATAAAGCTGTCCTTGTTTTTCTGCTGGCTCTCGAAGAGCCGGCTTGCGACAGCGTCGTTCTGCTGCTCAAACAGGCCGCTGTAGGTCTTGGCGACTTTGTCATAGATTGCATAATAACGTTTCAGCATTACAGTCTGGTGCCTCCTCTCATGTTTTTCGGACTGACGTTGACGGCCTTGGTCTTTTTTGCCGTCTGGGTAAAGACCTTTTTGTCTTTACTGCTGGTCATTTTCGTGCGTTTTGCCATTGCTGTCATCCTCCTTGTCGTGCAGCGCGTGATAGATTGCGTCCAGCTTTTCCAAGATGTCCATCATGACTTTGATGGCGTTCTTGACTTCCTTCACACTGATGATTGCCACTGTTTCACCTCCATTTCTGCCTTTTGGTCTTTGTATTTGTAGATTTCTTCTATGATGGCTTTCGCCTCCTCTACAGTATACGCTCTTTTGAGCTGTCTGTAAAGTTTTCGGATGAAATATTCACATTCTTCCGGTGTTTCCGGCCCTCTGTACCCTTTATACAGTTCGTGATATGCTTTATTGTACATTTTTGTCCTCTTTTATTACTTCGTAGTCTTCCCAGTCTTCATCGGTTTCTTCGGCCCTCTGAAGTACCCAGTGCCATGAGTCGCTGATATACTTTCCGTGGATTCGGTAGGTATATTTTCCTTTTTCTACTTCGTGTCCGGCTTCTAGGCAGTTCAGTTCTTCTCTTGTAAATCTAGGCTTTCTCATTTTTGTCACCTCTCTTTACTGCTTTATCCAGTTTTCCGGGTCGAGTGCTTCCGTTGTTCCTAAGAGGTCCTTTTTGATGCGGTATATCTCGCCGTCGCACTGGTTAGCTATGTATCTGTATTTTTTGGTGTCGTAGATTCCTCCGTCGCACAGCTTGCTGATTGCGTTCATGCTCAGATGCCCTAAAGATTTTGCTTTCATGGTTTTATGTCTTTTTTAGTTTAACTTTCTATTTTCTATCAAT